TAACTATCGCAGAAACCCAAGAGCGACAAGATCACGAGAATGCAATGAAGGGTTTCACAGATAATATTGAACCACCAAAGTATTTAACAGCTGCACAAAAAAGAGAGTTCGAATCGCTTGCAACAGAGTTGATTCGACTAGAGATATTCAACAATTTAGACGTTGATAGTTTGGCCCGTTATTTAGATTCACGAGATCAATACGTTAAAATAGTTCGGTTGTTGAGGTCGACAAAACCAAAAGACGACTTTGACGAGTTCGCTAAAATTCAAAGGACGAAAAACTTATTGTTTACAGAATGTCGATCAGCCGCAGGAGATTTAGGATTAACGATTACATCTCGCTTGAAGCTAGTTATTCCGAAAGCAGAAATCACAACACCAAGGACAGAAGCAGAGAAGCGCTTTAGTGGGCGTTTGTGAATGAAATACTTCAACGTGTAATTGACTATGCAGATGATATTCTTATTGGCACGATAAACGCAGGATTAAAACATAGGTGGGCCGCTAGACGGTTCATGAAAGACTTAGAAGAGTGTCAGAACGAAGACAGTCTTTTTTATTTTGATGAAGAAGCACTTGAGGACTTTTATTATTTCGCGCTTGAGTTCAAACATGTTGAGGGCGTTCTTGCCGGACAAAACATTGAACTTGTTGATTTTCAATTATTTATGGCTGCTAATATCTTGTGTTTCAAAAAGAAATCGAACGATGCCAGGCGCTTTCGTAAAGTCTACATTCAGTTAGGACGGAAAAACGCCAAGTCGCAATTCCTAGCAATCTTAGCTGCATTCATAACCTTCTTAGGAGATGAAAAACAACGTGCATTTATTGCCGGGTGGATGCGAGTCCAGTCCGATGAAGTCTATGCAGCGATAAAAAGCGGTATTGCCGGAAGTAACTTGTTATCGGGCAAGTGGCGAGAAGCATACGGGAAACTCGAAATATTTAGTAATGGTTCAGAAATCATTCCTCTTTCTCGTGAGACTAGAAAAACAGGAGATGGAACAAACCCTTCTCTAGCTATTATCGAGGAATATCATACACATGAAACATCTGAAATTTATGACGTGCTTGATTCTGGTACCGTGGCAAGAAAAGAACCACTGCTTGTAGTTATTACGACAGCAGGATTTAACATGGAACGACCTTGCTATAAAGAATATGAATATGCAAGTCGCATAATAGATCCTGAAGATGATGCAGAAAATGATGATTACTTTGTTATGATTTGTGAAATTGACCAGGGCGACGATATCAAAGATGAATCAAACTGGATCAAAGCGAATCCAATCGTGGCCACGTATCCAGAAGGTTTAACTTCTATCCGATCCGCTTTAAAAATGGCACTCGATATGCCGGAGAAAATGCGGGCGTTCCTTACAAAAACTATGAACTTGTGGGTAGATAAAAAAGACACCCAGATGATTGTGAGTGCCTTGATTAATTATATTGATTCATTCTTTATTGAAGTTAATTATAATCCCGCTACCTATAGTGAATATGTTGATCTCATAACCTTCGTCTTTATAAGTGGTATCAGTCTCATCCGTTTCAACTACCATGCTAAACTCTTCAGTAAACTTCTGTCTATCCAACCCTAAAGATTCAGCAACAACCAGTGACGATTCATACCCTTCACCTTCGTAACGATAGTAAGGCTCTTCTTCATCAATTGAAATGTAATAGCCTGTTAATTCTTCATCGTCATCGTACTTTGCCTGTATGTTATATTTACCTTCGTAATCCTGTAGCTGTTTCCAACTACCATATTTCTCTTTTTCAATCTCTCCGAACTTCTCATCATCGAGCATACGAGAGGGGGAAGGTAACGTGCATGATGTACGAGTCATGAAGAGTCCTCTCAGACCTTGTAAAGAGTTCGACTGTGGAAAGCTCACAAGGGAAGTCCACTGTGATAGTCATCAGGGTGTCGGTAAGGAAGAGGCGTTAGAAAAGCGTAGGGAATATGACAGGGTAATTCGCCCAGCATATATCAACAGGTTCTATAGCACAGGGGATTGGAGACGGTTGAGAGCCGTGGCTATGGAGCGTGACAATCATCTGTGTCAAAGATGTTTAAAGTCTGGACAGTTACAAGTTGCTCATGTTGTTCATCACTTGATTGAGATTCGTGACGACTGGGACAAGAGATTAGAGTTAAGCAACTTGGAATCACTTTGTCACACATGTCACAACAGACATCACAAATCATAATTATAAAAATTAAAAGTATTTTTTGTATAGAGTAAGCCGCCCCCGGGGGTAAAAATTTAAAAATTTTAACTTTTTTCAAGCGACGCCTACTCAACATCACAGAGAATCCCGTTTTTGAAATAGTTTCTAGGAGGTGTAATTTTATGTCAGGAAGGAATAAACAACCGTTATCAGTTATCCAGGGAAAAGGTAAATAAAAACACTTAACTATCGCAGAAACCCAAGAGCGACAAGATCACGAGAATGCAATGAAGGGTTTCACAGATAATATTGAACCACCTGGACTGTTAATGTAAATGTTTAAAGTATCAAGTCCATCTACTTTTTCCAAGGCATCCTTTACATCGTTCGGCATTACATCAGACTCATCCCACTTCCACTCTGAATTATCTACAATTTCTCCGTAGATATAAAGATCTGCTGACTTATCGGTGAGGTTTTTAATGGTCATTAAACTTTTACTGACTTTGGATTTAATTGGCACGGGACCATTTATAATTGGATACCGAATTCTATTCGTCTTTATTTTCCTCACCCCCTTTCGGCGCATCTTTTGCACCTGCTCTAGCAAGTTGGTATTCATCAGCGATTCCAATAGAAATATGATTTAGATCCACGCGATGATTATCGCCGCCCTCAATACTATCTTTTTCTTCCAGGTCCCTTACTTCATTTAAAGAGTAAGCTCCAATGTCTACCATTATTTTGTAGTATTCCGCTCTCGATTTCGAGTCTCCACGCAACAAGCTTGTTAAATTGAACTTTGAATAATAAATTTCTTGCTCTTTCAATGAAAATAATTGATAGTTTACCTCTTCTTCCCACTGCGTGATAATCGGACTAAGGGTATTAACAATAAAATCAAGGCTTTGATGCTCCATATTATTATGTGTGGAACGATCTAACTCGTTAACCATGTGCAACGGGATATTATACAGAGTTGCTATTTCCGTCTTGTCATATTTCATACCTTCGACAAACTGCGCATCCTTCAATGGCATACTGATGTTTTGAAATTCTAATCCAGCATCCAATATCGCTATCCGCTGCGCATTATCAATTCCAGTGTTCGCTTTTTCCCACTCATCACGAACAACGTCTTTCGCATCTTTGTTGAGCATTCCAGGGATCTTTAACAATCCGCTATTCGAAGCACCATTTTTGTAAAACTTACCTTTAAATTTTTGTGCTGCTTGTGAGCTGCCAATTGCTTCGCGTGCAACCTGTATCGGTGTTTTTCCTTTTAGTCCATCTGTGGTCAACGCTGTCAGATTTATTACATCGCCGTATGCAATCTTGGTTGTACTACCATTTGGTAGCGTAGTAAGAAACCAAACCTCGTTCGTGTCCACATCAACGACCGGCTCAGTCTTGGCAGGATTTAAAAGCCATAAAGCCTTTGGGCGCCCATCCCATCCCCAATCGATATTGATATAGGCGTTCCCCCACAAGTTTCTATGGGTTTCGACCAAGTGTTTGAATTTGAATGGACTTTGATAAGGATTCGGTCTAGTTTCTAATAATCTAGCAACCGCATGACCACTATCCCTTTCCCTACCCGTTTCGGTCTTCTTGAACGTTTGAAGCGGTAGTTTTGCAATACTATTCGCTAATATATTCACACACGAATAAACAATGGGCACACCTAATGCCGATTCCACTGTCACCTTCTCACCACTGGATGATTCGTGACCAAACATCTTCATGAACCAAGGGGCAGGATCTTTTAAATCTGTCGTATTCGTTATACTTTTAGGATTTAATGCATTTCTGAAAATCAACTCTCCACCCCCTTTCTCCTTCAACTACTATCTTTTCACTAAAATTAATCCTATGAGCAGTAAAACAATGCCCAATAGATAATTCCCGATTAATATATTAAAATCAATCACAGTGAATAAATATGTGTTAACGATAATTAAAGTTAATCCCGCTAAAATTAAAAAATCCTCCAACCATACGGTGAAGAACCCTGTAATAAATGCGATTATGAATTTCTTTATTGCTTTTGCCATTAAATCACCGCCTACATCGACCAATTTTTCAAGAAGTGACTACTTAAATCTTCTTTCGTCTCTCCGTACATCGCCCTAGCAAATGCGTTAATTATTGCCGCCGCTGGATCGATTCGTTCTTTACTAAGCTTTTTAGATATCATAATGTTTTCTTGGTCGTCCATTCTTACAATCGCGTTACTCATAGCCCAGCGCAATAATGGATCTCCGTCATGCTTTACTTCTTTGTCATATACGGAACCGCGGAAAGTTTTAGTGGGTATCGATAACGTCCCAATCCTCTGTGGCATTTCCACACAGATAAAGCCTTCGTTTTCAAGGTTTTGCGCTAGGTGAAGCGCGTTCCATTTATC